TGGAAGGCCATGTCCGCATCGCTGACAACGTGATTGCCCGGGCGGTAGGTGGACTCGGCAGCGACGTCCAGGTCGAGCGGATCGACCTTGCCGTCCTGAAGCAGCTTCTGGATCGCGCCCTTGTCTCCTTTCGAGAGATCGATGAGATGCGCGATCCGGTCTTCTTGCAGGAGCCCGTTGTTCTCCAGCATGCGCAGCAGCTTCAGATTGGGCTTCAGTCCCTGCATCTTCTTGGTGTAGTTCACGCCCATCTGCATCAGACGAATAGCCTCCTCCGGGGAGGCCGGCGTGAAATCCCGCCCGTTCGCCTTGAACGGAGCCATCACCTGCTTGTAGAGCGCCTCGAAGTCCGGGGCCGCCGCTGCGGCAGGAGTCCCCGCCGGGGGCTGGGCGGCCGTTCCATCGTCTGCCGGCTGCTGTGGTGTGGTGTGACCCGAGGCCTCGGCGGACGGGGTCTTTCCGTCCGCGGCGTCGTGCTCGGATTCGTCCTCGGCGTCCGCTTCCGCGTCCGCTTCGGTCGAACCTTGCGTTTCCGTCACGCTTTCGGTTCCGGCCCCAGCGACAAACGTGTCCGCATCCGCCGCTTCGACGGAGTCCGTCTCCCGGGAGACCGGGATCGGCGCCGTCGGCGCATAGCTCTCAGCCGCGTTGAGGAACTCCTCGTCGGACATGGTCTCGAAGTCGGGAACCGAGGGCGTGGTCATCGAGAGATCACTCCGCTTCGAACTCGACGCCGTGTTCGGCGTGAATGTCGGCGATCGTTTCCCGGCCCTCGGCGATCTCGCGCGCCGCGGCGTTGCCCATCTGGAAGATGGCGCTCAGATACTGCCGGAACCGACTGATCGCCTCCAGCGCCGTCATCACTTCCGACTTGTGCGCGGCCATCGCCGGTTCGGCGAGCAGACTCACCAGGCGCACGGCTTCTTCCTTCAGGTAGCCCTCGTCGAAGACCGCGATGAAGTCCGGATTCTTCCTCAGCCGGTTCAGCATGTCCCGACGGGCCACCAGCTTCTCGGCTTCGGCGATGGAGATCTCGATCTGCTCGACGTCGTCCTGCATCAGGGTTTTTCCTCTGTGTGTCGTCGCCGCGATCCTGCTGGCGACCTGTTCATTATAACCGAGATACCAGCAGTTAGGTCAATACCACTGACCTATTTAATTTTACGCTCCGGTTCTCGAAGGGTTGTAGCGCGCTTTGGCCGCTTCCTTGATCACTGCCGAACGCGCTTGGGATTCCGCCTGAGCGCCTTGCTTGTCGAGATCGCGCAGGTGTTTGGTGCCGGTTTCCTGCTCGACGAAGTCGAGATCGCTCTGATCCGCTTGAGCCAAGGACAGCCGGGCTTTGGCGCGGGCTTCTTCGGCCTTGGCGTCGGAAAGTGCGATTTGCGCTCGCGTTTCGGCGATCTCTGCTTCGAGCTTCACGAGCTCTAGCTCGGTCCGCTTCACCTCGAGCGGATTCGGCTGAGGCTTGAAACTGCGGATGTCGTGGGCCAGCTCCGGCATGCGCTTGAGCTCGGAGATGCTGGCGAGGATCTTCTGCGTGATCTCCCAGGGCGCGGTGTTACCCAAGGTCTGCAGCAGAAAGTTCAGATCCTGCGCTTTCCTTTCCTCGATCTCGTTGGTGGCCACGCTGACCTTGAGGTCCACGTCGCCCTGGATTTCCTCCTTGGATACGGAAACGAACTCCTCGTCCGTGACCTTCACCACTTCCGCCTCGGTGAGGAAGATCTGGTTCATGGCCACGATCTTGCGACCGATCTGCACGACGCCTTCGGCCATGCGCCGCAGAATGCCCATCTCTCGTTTGGCCGCGGCGTCGAGCATGCCCCGCATGCCCGCGGCCACCTCGCCAAAGGCCTCGCCTGAAAGCCCGCCTGAGAACGCCTTCACGCCGGTGAGCGCTTCGGCCTCTTGGTTCTGGAGCTGGAGCATCACCAGCGCCGACTGGGGCAGTTCGGGGAACTTGTGGGCGTAGATGCCCGTCTCCGGGGGCAGGTTGGGATTGAACTCGTAGTCCTCGCCCTGGTCGTAGCGGCGCCGGTTCACCGCATCGAGCATGTTCTTGGCGAAGCCGGTCTGCCCGTTGGCCGATCGACCCAAGAGGTCGATCATACCCCGCGTCAGGGCGCCGAGAATCGCCTGGTTGTCCTCCAGCAGCTCCGCATCCGCTTCGCCGGCGATGGACTTGCGAACCGGCATGTAGTTGGCTACGACCAGGGGAATCTTTTGATCGGGAAAGGGATTGCGCTCCATCCGGATCATCGTCTCGTTGATCCAGGTGGCGACGATGGGCGTCAGTCTCCCGCTGCCGTCGATGTCACGGAAACCCCAGTATTCGTAGGCCACCACTCGCTTGCGCAAGAGATCCTTAAAACCGAGATGGGAGAGGTCCGAGGTTGCGTGATTGGGTTGGTGCAGCGGCGAGGCCGCTTCCCAATTCACGGAATCGAGATTCTTGTAGCGTCTGTCTTTTCTCAGTTCGGCCTGAGAAGTCTCGAAGCTGATGATCGTAAAGTTGGCCTTCTCGACGTCGCCGTTGCAGGACGGATCGAAGTAGACGTTACGAATGTCGAGGATGTCGAGGGTCGGGTGATTCTTCACCACCTTCTCTTCTTCTTCCTGATGCGTGCCGATCAGCTCGGCCATGACCGGCATCTGCAGCTCCGCGCTCTGCTCCACGGAGACCCTCAACTGCTCTTCCATTCGAGCGAAAGCGATGGGATCCTGCTCTCGCAGCGCCAGCCCTTGCTGGAGCATCTGCTGCTCTTCGGGCGCTCCCGCCGGCCGAAACACCCAGTCGTTGACGTCGACCGTCTCGATGCGGGTTTCCCGCACCCAGCCCGGGCGCACCACCACGGTGCCTTCGTCCACCGCCGTGCGGACATACTCGTCGATAAACGCCACGCGGGAGATCTTGTGCGAAACCTGCCAGTTGAGCAGGAGCTCGTTCTGGCGGGCGGCCTGAACGTCGAGCCGCGTTCGGGGCTCGACCTGGAACAGCTTCTCCGCGCTGAGGAACGGCTCGGACAACGCGGCGTAGCGCCATTCAGCCTGGCGACGCACCAGCTTTGGCTGCACCTGCGATCGGTTGACCACCCGGGTCTTCGACCGCGACTTGACCTTTGCCGCCTCGCGCAAGGCGATCCATCGATCGACGCGCGCCACCTGCGCGTCGTGGCCCGGCTGAGCCATCTGAAGATCTTCCTTCAGCATCGCCACCGTGGGTTCCTGCTCCCATTCGGTGAGCTTCAGCGCCTCTGTCAGCCGATGCTGGTTCTGCTCCTCGAAGGATCCGCGCGCAGGGACCATCATCGTCCGCGTGGAAGGAGCGTTCGTCGTCATCACCGCCATGGGAGGGTCAGCCTTTCGCCTGCGGATGCGCGCCGGGACGTCCGTCCGCCCAGCCGAAGATGTGGTTGCCGAGAGTGCGCCAGTCGCCACCGGCTCTGGCCTGACCCCAGGCCGGGTTGGCGACGCTGGGGTTGTAGTAGTGGGTGGCGCCGCTCGTGGGATCGACGTAGCCGCCACTGAGAACCGCGTCCGCGGCCCGGTAGGCCTCGGGCGTGACCCGAATGCTGCTGGGATCGATCGCGCCCTCTCCGCCGGCGTAACCCGTCACCCCGTTCCACATGGAGAATTGCCCGGGCGCCATGATGACGTCTTCGAGCGAGTATCCGCCATATCGCCCCGATCGCACGCGATTGCCGATGACCGATCCCACGGCCAGCATCCCCTCGAATCCTTCCCCCCCGGCTTCGCCTTGAATCGTCCGAGCCAGGAGCTCACGGCCCTCAAGCCCTCCTCCTGACGTTCCGCTCCAGGCGCCGATGCCCTGAGCCAAGGCGCCTCTGGTCGCCTGGGGCTTCTGGCCGCCATTCTCCCCATAGGTTGCGATTCCGAGATGTCCTGCCGACGGCGTCTGCATCGCCGTCGAAACCAGCGGCCGGGATCCCTGGCCGATCTTCCCCATGCCGGCCCAGGCCGCGGCCATCAGCTCGCGGGCCCGCGCCTGAGCGCTGGAGATCGTCCCACGCATGTCGGGAAAATCGGCGACGGGGGAAGGGAGCGCCATGGCTCAGACGACTCCTGCAAAAGGAAGCCGGGCGACCAGGTCTCCGGCGTGCTGTCGCTCGTACTCGTAAGCCGATATCTTGGCGCAGTGCCGCCAGTCCCAGCGCAGCACCAAGAGGCGGGACGCGAACATCACGGCGTCGATCGCCACGCACCAGTACGAGCCTTCGCGCCACAATTCGGCGCAGAGCATGAGATGCGGATCTCCCCCGCGCAGTCCGTTCGCGTACCGCGACATCCGAACATGCCAGGGGGAGACCTGCATAGGCATGGCGGGATCAACCCGCCGGGATGGCGCAGACGACGGCGCGCAGATCCGTCACCATCCGCATGGCGTCGCCGTTGGTCATGCCGGCCACGTCGATCTGGTCCTTGCCGAGGGCCGCCGCGGCCATGTTGCCGAGCGCGACATACTCTCCCGCCGCAGCGTAGTTCCGGGTCCGCAGCTCTTCGTCGCAGAAGGCGGCGACCTTCTCGGCGATCGCCGTATTGGCCAAGAGCTTTCCTGGGGTCGAGAGGCGGAACGCGACGCCGTCGAGACCGGCGCAGGCGGCCAGACCGGTGAACATGACGAACATCAGTGCGAAAACGCGCATGGATCAGAATCCTTCCGGGTGAGCGGGGGCGGTCAGCGCCTCTTCCAGCTTCGCGAGCGCGATCTGGGTCAGCACCTCGACGCCGGGCTTGAGCGCGGCGATGGCGTCGGGCACTGAGGCCCGCGCGTAGGCCACGGCCTCTTTCGCCACGACGTCCGTGGGCACGCCGTCGCCGAGACGCGTGACGGCGGAGCGAACGCCGGTCATGATCGCCGAATGCAGCGCATTGCGCCGCGACTCCTCGATCTTCAGCTTGGTCATCCGCTCGAACTGCAGAATGGCCCAGGTCAGCGCCGTCATGAGCAGCGAGCTCAGAACGGTGATGATCACGGGTTCGATGCCCACGATCACTTCGGTGACGATGCCGTTCATTTGGTCTCTCCGGTGATCAGCGTTTCCAGCCGCGTCATCAGATCAGGATGCACCCCGGCCAAGTTGGTCAGGCTTCGTTTCGAAAACGTGCGGGAAGCGCTCATCCGTCAGCCTCGTTCTGTGCGGTCGCCTTGCATTAGAGCACATCATCCCACATCACACCATACCTAATGGTCAGGGATCGAGCTGGAAGAATACGGCCTGGGTCTCTTCGTAGACGTCGATGTAGTCCTCGACGGCGCCGAACGGGCAGGCGAACTTCAGGCCGAGACTAAGCGCCGTCCGGCCCGGCTCCAGCCCCAACGGCTGCTCGAGCTCAAGCTGAAACCGTCGCGGCTCGAGCTGCAGCTGCGCCACCGGCGGCAGCGTCTTTCCTGCGAGGGGGATCACCCGTTCGTCGGTGTAGATCGGGGTGATCTCGAGCAGGTTGCAGGCAAGGCCCTTGTGGGTCTTGCCGATCACCAGCGTCAGTTGAACCCGTGCGCCTTGGCGCACGGGTTCTCGCACGAAGGAGTGCCCTGAGGGCATGCGGATCAGTCGGTCTTCGCCGGTGACTTGATTGAGCTGCTGTTCGAGCCGCATCAGATCCTCGCGGGTCACCACGTTGAGGTCTTCAGCCAGTCGGTCGATGAAGATCGGCCAGAGCATCTTCATCGCGAAAGCGCCGAGGAACATCGAAATGGAGACGACCAGCGAGGCGAGGAACATTGCGTCTCTGGTCACCGAAGCGAAATGACGCAGCGTCGACATCGTCGACGACAAGGGGGCGGGAGTCGGGGTATCGGAGCCAGCCATGGCGAACCTCTTCTGCAAGGGGAAGGAGAGGAACACGCCGCTGGTGCTCACCACCATGCCGCCGGCTTCCGTGTTTTCTAGAATACGCGGATCCACGACACTCGTCGAGCGTTACTCGCGGCCCGAGAGCTCTTAGATGCGTCGCAACGCACCGTAGATCAGCGACACCGCCACGACGCCTAGAAGTCCCCAGGACCCGCCCCATACTCCCCAGCAGAGACCCGCCGCTACAAAAAACGAATCCGCCGCTCCGTCTCTCCAGCGTCCGCCCTGGCAGAGCTGCCACGCTTCCAGACCGAGGTAACCCACGAACCCCAGCCAGACGGGGACGCCCAATCCATTCAGCGCCCAGGTCACGAACAACCCCAACACGAAATGCCCCAGCTGGTTGGTCACCCAACCATAGGCGTCGTTCGAGAAGTCGTCCGGCATCAGGAAGTTATACAGGAATGATCTCATTCCGCCTCTTCTTCCCGGGACGGCGTTTCCTGCGACACCACCGAAATCACTTCGCTCATGTCGTTAAACGCAGCGACCAGTTCCCCTTCTTCGTCGAAGAACCGATACCCCAGCCCGTCCAGCAGACAGCGTTTTGCCGTAATTTCACGAACAGGTTCTTGGCGAAACGTCACCACATAACGATTCATTATTCGTTCCTCGAATAGGTGCGGAAGAACGCGTCCACGTCTTCGTCCGACAGGTTCTGCGTACCGCGCAGGAGGTCCACCAGCGGGCTGGTTCGTTCCACCACCGTGTGCTTTGCCAGCGTGATTCGTGCGCGCATGCGCGCCTCCGCCGTCGGCAGTTGCTGGATCGTCGCTTCGATGAAGCCGGGAATCGTCCCGCCGCTCGCCAGCGCCACGCCTTCGGCCTCGGTCAGCCAGCCCTCTTGAACGAAGCCTACGATGGCGTCGATCGAGCTCATGCGCATCCGCGCCCGTTCTTCCGGAAGCGGGCTCGGCGGGCTCAGCTCGCCCAACATCCCATCGGCGCGCACCATATGGGCCCGGGGATCCGCGACGCCTTCCCGCAGCAGCAGTCCGCGTTGCGTCGCTTGGAACTGCATAGCCAGGAACGACGCCGGCGAGCACACCCCCGTCTCAATGATCCGAAACCCCCCGTCCACCGGATCGTTCGGATCGTAAGCCACATATTCGATCACTTTCCCATCTCCTCCGCGGACAAGTACCTATCCAGGATCCGAAACCCCCCGCCATGCGAATTCTGGACGAACACCTCTAATTGGAACGTCGTCGTGCCCGAATAATTGCCGACATCGTCCCAGATGAAACTCGTGAAGCCGCCCGTGCTATCGCGCGGCACATTAGGAAAGGTGTTGAGAATTACGTCAGGAAGCCCGCTCCGTCGACGAACCAACCTGAACTGAATCGGGTTGTTCAGGTTCATATTTTCCCAGCCGCCCAGAGCCCGCAACTTCACCCGGGAATTTGCGTTACGCACCAAGACCACCGAACAAACCTGCGACCACACGCCACGTGGAGGATCAATCGGCGACACTCCGGAGACCCGGGCGTAGTCGCTGACCCCGTTGTCGGCGATCTGAAGCCGTCCGACGGTCAGATTTGCGATTTTCGCAGCGTTGACCTGGAGGTTTCCGATCTTCGCGTTGTTGATCGCACCGTTCTCGATCATCGCGTTGACGATCCAGCCGTTCAACGCCTGGAGCGTGTCGATCTTGATCTTGTCTACGGTGACCGCTTCGGCGACCAGCAGCGGCGTGGTGATGCTGTCAGGCAACAGCAGCGTCGCCGCGTCCTGCTTGCGGATCACCTTCGGCGCCCAGAGCCGCATACCGGCATCGGTATCGTCGGCTAATATTCGCCAGCGCCAACGCGCCGTGCCTGAGTACGGCGCAACGACCTCGGTTTGTCGAAAGGCGGGTACGGTCGTCGTCGACACCAAGTCCGAAAGCGGTATATTCTCCGCCAGACCGGAATTGTTCTCGGTGAAATCAAGGTACGGTATGCACCGCGCTTGCGTGCCGCCAATGCGCGACCCCCAAAAACTACACACCAGCCGCTCGTTGGCGCGCACCGGAAACTCGAGCCCGCTCGACGACTTTACCCCGGTCGCACCACCGGCGTTGGTCCAGCGCATCTCCCCGATCGACGGCGCGCCGACGCGCAACGAGTTTGGCACGATCCCAAAGCCTGAGTTCACGCCGCCCCAGCACGCCTGCGACTGCAGCTGGTCATCCGGCACCAGGTTTTCGCCGAGATCCATCACTAGCATTTGAGCGGTCGACAGCGAACGGGGCGCGATCACCTCGCCATGCAAAAGCACGGTGTTGCGCGTCACTTCTCCGTCGACCGCGATCGATACCGCTTCGATACCGGCTCCCGTGCCAGGCCCCGCCTGCGCGATCCATTGAAAGCCCGCCATGGCTCCTTGGGTCGTGGCGAGCGCGGCGGAGGTCTGCGTCACCGTCGCCTCGAGCTCGACCAAGTCGGTGACGTCTTCGAGCCAGATCCCGTCGCAGGCCGACCACAGCGTAGGAAAGGCCTGTTGGTAGTTCAGCCAGGCGCGCAATCGGATCCCCGAAGCGTCCGCCATAACCGCTTGCACGTCCGCAAGCGTGAACGGCTCGGAGGTGAAGTCTCGCCACCCTTCGGCATAGGTCAGCGCCGCATTGGCGACGGCGGGCCAGCGGGTCGTTCCAAACGCCCCGGCGGCGTTCCGGGCTTGCCAACCGGCGTAGACCCGCACCGTCCCTTCGGTCGCGCCAGTGGCGTAAGCCACGAAGCTCGCTCGAATCCGGTAGCGCCGCGCCGGGATCAGATCGTAGTGCCGCTGGGTGCAGAACCCGCCGGTGACCGGCCCATGCAACGCGGTGGCGCGACCGCGTTGCGGACCGACCGACCAGGACGCCGGCGAAAGCGCCAACCCGGTGTCGGGACTCACCCAGCCTTCCAGCCCCAATTCGAATCCCGTGGCTCCGCTGATCATCGCCGCTTCCGACCGAGCGGTGGCGCTGACCACGGCGCTGGCGTTGGCGGCGACCGCCGCGCCTTCGGCGCTGATCCGCGAGACCGAGGCCTGGGAGGCGCTGGTCGAGGCCTGGCCGGCGCTCGTCGACGCGTTGGTGGCGCTGGCGAGCGCGGACTGAGCCAAGGCCTCCGTGTCGGTACGATAGGTCGCGGCGGTCGAGGCCGAGCCCGCGGCTGCGGTGGCCGAATCCTGGGCGTCGCTGGCGTTCGACGCGGCGGTCACCGCATGAGACGAAGCAGCGCTGGCGGCCGCCTCCGCGGCCGTCTGGGAGACCAGCGCTTCCTCGGCGCTGGTCACCGCCGCCTCGGCGTACCCTTCCAGCGTCAGCATTTGGGTGACGTCTTCGAGGATGATCGCCTGAATGTCGACGTCGTTCGTCCCGGCGATCGAATCGATCGTCCGCGCCCCGATGCGAAAGAACCGCGTCGAGGGGTTTCCAGTGACCGGGATCGTGTAGTCGAAGCTCACCAGTCGCCAGGCTCCGCCTTCCAGCGTCCCCATGTTTGGGTACGTCGCGTCCACGACCTCCAGGTCGTCGTTGAGCTCCGCCACCATTCCCGAGATGACCCCGGCCAGCGTCACAGGCGCACGCGCCATGACCGTGACTCGGTAGGTCATGCCCGGGACCCACTGCAGCACGATCTGGGTCATGAACCGGACGTTCGTCGTCACGCTCGCCGGAACCGTCACAAAGCCGACGTTCTCGATCACCTCGGGATGCATGCCCGAGTCGCCGGCGACCCCCGCGGGATCATGTCGCC